GGATGCCTTCAATGATCTGCGAGAAACCGAAGCGCTGCGCCGACGCCTGCGACTGGGTGATCCTTACGCCGACTGGATAGCCATCCTCGGGCGCCGTCAGCACCGAAGGCGTGACAGTGCCGGTCTGCGTGAGCATGTTCCAGCGGTCGGCGAAGTAGGCATCGTCAGCCGTTGCGGCAACGGCACGCTGATAGATGGCGCCGCTCGGGTTGATAAGCAGATTCTTGAAGCTGCCGCCCGCAATGCCGGTGAGCTGCGACCCATCGACGGCAGGAAGCTTTCCGCTTCCGTCGAGCTGGAGCAGCTTGTTCGCGCCGCTTGTCCCGTAGGCAGAGGCCGCGAGCTTTGCCAGTGTGATCGTTCCATCTTCCGACGAGAGCGCCCCCAAGGTCGCCAATGCTGCGGCTGCGTCAGCATCATCGAGCAGCGTCGCGATGAAGCTGCTCACGGTCTGGAGCGACAGATCAGCAGGAACGGCAAGAACCATATTCCCGCTCGCATCGAAGCTGACCAGCTTGCCGATCCGATCCGCCGCAGCTTCGGCGATTACCTGGTCGGTCGAGGTCTCATAGGGCAGCTTCAAGGATCGGATGTCATTTTGCTGGAGCTGCTGAAGCGCCAGCCAGAGGCGGTCGAGGTCTTGATTGATGGTCGCGGCGAACAGGTCGCCGTTGTCCTGGTAATCGGTCAGGCGCTGGATGGTCAGCAGCCGGGAGAGCAGCACCTTCGCGCCGTTGGCGGGCGCCACCAGGAAGGTGACATTGCCGCCGCTCGGGTTGTTGAGGCCCGAGACCGTGTAGTCGGTCGTCAGGGCCTTCTCGACGCCATCGACGGTGACAGTCAGGTCGTCGGTGTCGAGCAGAAGAAAGCCATACGGGAAGACGGTCGTCGCACCGTTGGCCGTGTAGCCGTTATAAGGGGTTTGTGCTGTGACTGACATGCCGACCTCGCGCTCGTTGAGCGCCGGCCGGACGCCGACGCTAGAACTCCAGCGTCACTTCATGGACGCCACCACTTGGGCGCCAATCTTCGCGCATGGCAGCGGTCGGATTCCCGACTATCTTTCCGATCCGGACAGGCGTCGAGGCGATGGCTCCGGCCCCGCTGTCGAGGTAGTCGTCCGGCTGGTCGCGCAGTGCCGGGTTGAAGTCCTTCATCTGATCCCAGGCCGGGCCCTCCAGCACGTCGACATGCGCCCACAGGAAGCGCGACGACAGCGCCGGCTCGAAGGCATCGAGGATGCGGGCCTGCTTGTTGGAGACCGAGAACTGCTCGGCCACGGCGCAGCCTGTCCCGGCCAGGTGCTTGCGCAAGATCGCCGGCACGAAGCCGCCCGGGCCGTTGGTCTCGACGGTGACGCGCGGAATCTGGAGCTTGATCACCAGCTCGCGGATGCGCTTGCATTGCTCGTCCAGCTCGCCGAGAAGGCCTTCGGCCGCGTGCCAGTAGAGCTGCCCGCGCTCGTCGGTCAGCAGCAGCGTGAAGGCCGAGGCGTCCGACTTGACCTTGCCCAGGGAGCAATCCCAGTACGCGGCAGCGCCGACGATCCGGGTCGCGCCGAGCCACATGCCGACTTCGTTGTTCGCCCGGCGGATGATCGGCTGGCAGTCGTAGGGAATGATGCGCGCCGGATCGAGCCGCACTTCGCTGACCGGCTTGGCTTCGAGCTGGTACTGTGAATCCCAGGCATTGAGCGTGCGGGTCTCCTGTCGCTTGAGGGCGACTTCTTCGCGGGTGAAGCGCTCCGGCCAGGCGCAGACGGCGCAGATGTCCAGCACCACGCCGGGCGGCTTGTCGAAAACGATCTCGTCGCCATCGACGCGGAAGTCCTTGCCCTCGACCAGCATGCGCGCAAACTTGTAAATGCCGGCCATCACATAGAGGCCATCGGCCCCGGGCGTGAAGTCGAAGCGGTAGCGCTTCCGCGTGCTGGTGTCGGTGTAGCGCCGGACGTGTTCAAACAGCGGGATTTTCAGCACGGCCGCGCCCCCCTCGATCTGCTCGGTATAGATGCTGTCGTGCGTGTGCGGCGTGCCGACGAAGGTCTTCTGCCAGCCTGGCACGAGGATGTGCGTCGATTCCTCGATCTTCTGCCGCAGGTTCATCCGGGCTTCGGGCGTCTTGATGTTCTTCGGAATCTCGATGTCGTCGAAGTCGGCATCATCGGCGCGCGATCCGGTCGCGTTGGAATTGACGCCGACGGCCTCCATGCTCGGGTTCCGCGCATCGGTTGAGCCATTGACCCAGAAGGACAGCGCGCCGGGGCTTGGCGGCAGCATGCCGACGCACAGCGGATGCCGGCGCAGCACGGCCAGGGTGTCGCGGGTCAGCTTGCCGGCGAGCTTGTCGTCGGCCGCGTAGATCAGCGAGCGATGCGTCCGGGCACGGTAGAGCTTATAGGCCTTATAGATCGCATAGAGCGTCGACTTCGCCGCACCACGGAAGACCATCAGCACCCGCACGCGATCGGAGCAGGTATCGAGCCACTGACAGATGCGAACGTGCAGGAGCGGGACTGTCCAGCCTTGCAGCTTCGCCCAGATCAGGAAGAACGTAAGAAACGAGACATCACGACGGTTTGCCATGTACGCGCTTATCGAACTCGGCTTTTCGGGTTTTGCGTTGCAGCTCGTCGAGCAGCTTGGTCGCTTCTTTCTCGGCGGCTGCGACTTCGGCGTCGAGCTCGTCTTCGCTGTCGGTGACGGCCGCGCCGCCGGTGCCTGAATTGCTCGCCATGCGGATCGCGTCGGTGAGCTGGTAGATGCGCCCGATCAGCGACAGGGTAGCGACGGCGTTCTTCTTGCTCCAGTAGCGGTCGCCGCGCTGCTCCTTGGTCAGCTCGACCGGCTTCCATCCCGAGCCCGGCCAGTTATCCGGATCGGCCTCGTCGATCACGACATCGGTCAGCTTCTCCGACAGCGCTTGCAGCTTCTCGAATTGGTCCTGTCTCATCATCGCCCCCCTACGGCTGCGACCGGGTTCGGCGCGCGATCTGGCGCCACCTGGCCGGGTTCCCACCAATACTGCTGTCCGAATTCGCGATAAGCCCGCGAGCGCATCGTCGCCAGATAGCCCGGCGAAAAATACTCCTGAAGCTGATGGAAGACCATGTGATCGAGCGCGGCCTTCGTGTACCAAAGGTTTGCGCCGGGCATGTTGCTCTTGGCGAACTTCACCAGCTCGGCGCCGGCATGCGTTTTCTTGCCCTGGGCGAGCTGCACCAGGTTGCCTTGCGTCAGATTGAACAAGTCCTCGCCCATGCCGATGACCGGCCCCATGACAGATGCGACCGGGCTCTGGCCGTGCTGCGTCGATTCGGAGAACAGGAAGTCGCCATAGATGCCGAGCGATCCGCCCTTCATCATGGCCTGAATCCAGTTGCGCACGCCGCCCTTCTCTGCCGGGTTCATGTTGCGCGGATCGCGACCGGACAGCACTTCGTTGATCTGTAGCGCCGCCGCGCCGAGCATCGTCGTGCCGGCCATCAGCGAGGCGATATAGGCTGCTTTGCCGCCCGAGGTCTCCATGTTCATGCCGCGCATCCAGTGTCGCGTCAGCATGGCAATGGGGAAGGACTTGAACAGGAAGAACGAACGGGATAATTCCCCCTTCCAGGTGCCGCGCTGGAGATTCGACAGCATCAGCGCACGCTCTTTGACGCCGGGCTCGATCACGGCTACGTCGGTCTCTTCGAGCACCACGCCGAGCAGCTTGGTCGCAGCGCGTTCCTTCAGGGTGCGGGCATCGACCGGCATATTCGGGAACAGATCGTCGGCCAGCCCCTTCAGCGCCTCGTCAGGGATGCGGTAGATCGACTCCGGCGTCAGCATCGTGCTATTGCCGCCGCCCCAGTCTTCGAGCGCTGCCTTGCGCCAGACGGCGAACTCGGTCTCGGTGATGCCCTTCGAGAGCAGGATGCGATGATCGGCCTTGTCCAGCTTGCCGAGGTTGTCGAAGTCCTTCGTGATCTGGCCGAGGCTCGACATCATCGTCACGCCGAAGGCACGCTTGCGGGCTTCCGTCAGGGCATTCAGGCCAGAGGCGCGCAGCACCGACGAGGCCAGCTTCGACGAGAACGAAGCGCCTAGCCCGTCCTGGCCGAAGCGGTTCAGCGACGAGATCATCGTATTCATGGCGAGGCCGGCACGCAGCGCCATGCGCTTTTCCATCTGGTTCGCCGGGTTCATGGCCGACAGCTCGTTCGCGAAGACGCGCAGCTCGGGCAGGTTATTGACGTGCGCGGTCAGGTACAGCGTCGCCTCGTCCGACAGCGACGAGATCACCGCCGAGCCGAGGCGCGAGGCCACCAGCCACGAGCGCAGGGTGTCGAAGGATTTCGCCAGGTGCTCGGAGGCGACCGGCAGCGTCTTGCCGGCGGTCAGGTTGTAGAGGTTTTCGAGGCCGACGATCTGCTTCTGCACCTTGCCGGCCTTGGCCGGATCGGCGAGCGTCGCTTCCTTCATGCCGATGTCGCGGAACATCCGGAAGGCATGGTCGGGATTCGGGCCCAGGGTCTCAACCAGGGCGATGTCCTTGGAGACGCCGGAAATGTGGCCGACCATCACTTCGTAGGGCGTGTGATCGCCGTACTTTTCCTGATAGCCGAGATAGCTGTCGGCATCCTTGAAGTGAATCTGCCGGCCTTCGTTGCCACGGTTCGCGCGCATGCCGCTGCCGTTCGGCCGGCCCGGCTCGATCTTGTTCACGCCGCCGGTGGCGATCGTCTCCCAGGCATGCGTCAGGAAGACATCCAGCTCCTGATCCGTCATGCGGGCGCCGTCCGGCCCGGTGTAGCGGCTGCGGTCGAGCCTCGGCAGGATGTCGGCGATCCACTGCTCGCGGCCCGCCTTGGCGACGTTGAGCTGCGAATGATGGTGCGGCATGCCCCAGTCTTCGAGCTGGCCGATCTCGCCGCCGCCACGGTTGAAGCGCTGGCGCAGGGCCTCGGCCACGGCCTTGAACTGGGCAGCGCCGTCCTTGGCCTCCTTGATTCCGGAGTCCTCGCCGAAGAGCTCCTTCACCAGGGCGCGCACGCCGTCCTTGTTCTCGAACAGTCCGAAGAATTTCGGGTTGCTGGCCTCCATCGTTCCGATCATCTGGCGCAGAGAATCGCGCTCGATGGCCTTGGCCTGGCTCTCGACGGACAGGAAGTTCCCTTTCCCGTCGGCATGGAAGGCAACCACGCGCGCCAGCCCGTCCAGCTTGTCGCCGCCGAACTGGGACAGGTGCTGCTCGATCTTGGCGTTCGCCATCACTTGCAGGGCGACGCGCTGCGCCTTCTTCGCCTGCTCGGCCTGAAACTCTTCAGAGGCGGTTTTCGCTGCCTCGACGAAGCGCTGCTCGGGTGTCATGGCGAGCGTTGCCTGCGGATCGCGCGCTGCGTTCTGGCGCAAGTGCCGGGTGATGCGTTCCTCGACTCCCTTCAGCTCGGCTTCGTTCAGCTCGCGGCCGACCGCGCTATTCACTGCGTCTATGCT